TGTTGCGGTTCGCGACGTTCGGATTGAGATCCGCCTCGTTACCGCCGTTGCTGAACTCGCCGATGCGGGCATGGCGCTCGGACTGACGCGCCAGCAGGTCAATCTCCTTGAAGTGTCTCCCTTCTTTTGTCTCCTTCATGATCAGCTGGCAGTAGCGCGCGGCAGTGGTCAGCTGCATCTGGTCAAGCGGGCCATAATCGCCCCACTTGTCGCGCTTCTTCCAGCTGTGAACAGTTGCGGGTTTCTCTCCCAGCATTTCAGCAATGCGGGCGATGCGGTATCCCTGAAAGTACAGCAGCATGGCCTGCCTGCGGGGATCGAGGTCTTCGGGGGCGAGTGTCATTGTCATGGCCCCAAAATACGGCCCCGCCGATCCCTTTTCTGCCGTCTGCCGTTGTGTGGCTGCCCGCACAACGTGCCCGCGTTGTTTCACACCCCTCAGAACCGCAAACATAAGGCTTCAAAGCGATATACCCAACGGAGCCTGACCTATGGCAGTTAAAGCAAAGCGTTTTCGTATCGGGGTGGAAGGTGCCACCACGGACGGGCGCGAAATTTCCCGAGAATGGCTGGAGCAGATGGCCGCCGCCTACAACCCGGCGGTTTATACCGCGACCATCAATCTGGAACACATCAAATCGTACTCGCCGGACAGTACCTTTAACCGTTACGGCACGGTAAGCGCGCTGGGAACTGAAGAGATCACCGACGGTCCGCTGGCCGGAAAGCTGGCGCTATATGCCGACATCCTGCCGACAGATTCCCTTGTGGCGCTGGTAAAGCAGGGCCAGAAGCTTTTCACCTCCATGGAAGTCAGCACCAAGTTTGCCGACACCGGCAAAGCCTACCTGGTTGGCCTGGCTGCCACCGACGACCCGGCAAGCCTCGGCACCGAGATGCTGGCCTTCAGCGCCAGCGCGCAACACAACCCGCTGGCGAACCGTAAACAGCACCCGGAAAACCTGTTCACCGCCGCCACCGAAACCGCGATCGAGCTGGAAGAGGTGGAAGACAAGCCCGCGCTGTTTGCCCGCATCACCGCGCTGTTCAGCAAAAAGCAGCAGTCTGACGATGCCCGCTTTTCTGACGTGCATCAGGCCGTGGAGTTGGTTGCTACCGAGCAGCAGGAATTCAGCACCCGCACCGATAAGGCGCTGGGCGAGCAGGCGGATCGCCTGAGCCAATTGGAATCCCTGCTGGAAACGCAGGTGAACGATTTCACCGAACTTAAGCAGCAGCTGGGCCGCGAAGACAGCCGCGCCGATTACCGCCAGCGCGCGCCGGGTGGCAATGCGCCAGCCGCAAACATGACCAACTGCTAAAGGAGCAGCATATCCAATGAAAAAGAATACCCGCTTTGCCTTCAACGCCTACCTGATGCAGTTGGCAAAACTCAACGGCGTGCCGGTTGAAGAGTTGTCCAGCAAGTTCAACGTTGAGCCATCAGTGGCGCAGACGCTGGAAGACACTATTCAGCAGTCGGCGGCCTTCCTGACGCTGGTCAACGTGATCGGCGTGCCTGAGCAATCCGGCCAACTGCTGGGTCTTGGCGTCGGCAGCACCATTGCAGGCACCACCGACACCACCGCCAAAGACCGTGAGCCAACCGATCCGACGGTCATGACGGATGTTGAATACCGTTGCGAGCAGACCAATTTTGACACGGCGCTGACCTACGCGAAGCTGGACCTGTGGGCGAAGTTCCAGGACTTCCAGACCCGCATCCGTGATGCAATCGTGAAGCGTCAGGCGCTGGACCGCATCATGATTGGTTTCAACGGTCTTGCCCGCGCCAAAACGTCCAACCGCATCGCCAACCCGCTGCTGCAGGATGTGAACAAGGGCTGGCTGCAGAAAGTGCGAGAGGATGCGCCGGGTAACGTGATGGGCAGCACCACCAAAGACGGCGAAACCTCTGCCGTGCCAGTGAAGATCGGCAAAGGTGGGGCATATGCCAATCTCGACGCGTTGGTGATGAATGCGGTTAACGAGCTGATTGACCCTATTTTCCAGGACGACGACGAACTGGTGGTGATCTGCGGCCGTGAGCTGCTGGCAGATAAATATTTTCCACTGGTCAACAACGAACAGGACAACACCAACAAACTGGCGGCCGATCTCATCATCAGCCAAAAACGCATGGGCGGCCTGCAGGCGGTGCGCGCGCCATACTTCCCGGCCAACGCCGTGCTGATCACTCGCCTGGATAACCTCTCGATTTACTGGCAGGAAGAGTCCCGCCGTCGCTCGCTGATCGACAACCCGAAACGTGACCGCATTGAGAACTTCGAGTCAGTCAACGAGGCGTATGTGGTTGAGGATTACCGCTGCGCTGCGCTGGTTGAAAACATCGAGATTCTGCCACCACCGCCAGAAAAAGAAGACGCTGACAGCGGCGCGGGAGCGTAAGCCATGAGCCTTAATCCCGCTCGCGAGTGGAAGCTGCGTGTTCAGGCTGAACAGGCCGCCCGTCAGGGCGGCAGTGTTCGCCACGCCAGCGGCTATGAGCTGATGCTGATGCAGCTTGGCGAAGACCGCCGCCGCCTCAAGGGTATTCAGTCCACCGTGAAGAAGGCCGAAATCAAGGTGGAAGTCCTGCCTAAATACGTGCCGTGGGTGGATGGCGTGCTGGCCGCCGACGGCGCGCAGCAGGACGACGTGCTGATGTACGTAATGCTCTGGCGCGTTGATGCCGGTGATTATGCCGGGGCGCTCACTATTGGCCGCCACGCTATCCGTCACGGCTGGTCGATGCCGCAGGGCTTTAGCCGCAACGTGCAGACGCTGCTGGCCGAGGAGATGGCCGACGCCGCTAAAAACGCTCTAGTGGCAAAAACCGACTTTGATCCCGACCTGCTGATGCAGACGCTCGACGTGATCGGCGATCTGGATATGCCCGATCAGTCGCGCGCCCGCCTGCACAAGTCGCTCGGCTGGGTGCTGCGCGAAAGCCAGCCGGTTTCCGCGCTGAACCATCTGCAGCAGGCCATGCAGCTCGACGAGCGCTGCGGGGTGAAAAAAGACATTGAGCAGCTGGAGCGGAAAATCCGCAACGCCAACTGATAACCGGACGTGCCCACGCGCGGGGCGGCACGGGGTGGCGACAGGCAGCGCCGCATCAAAACCCCGTCCACCGCCCACCTATTCAGGAGAAATAAGGCATGCAGTTTGTAGCGCCGGAAAAGGCAACGGGAACGCCGGAAATTATCCCCAACAATTCATTCTGGCCGGACATCGATCTGGCGAAGTTTCGCAGTGTCATGCGCGTTGACGGTACGGTGACGCCGCAGCGTCTGAAGCAGGTGGTGCTCACCGCAATGGCGGAAGTGAACGCGGAGCTTTATCCGTGGCGCGAAAAGCAGGAGCTGCGCGGCTTTAACGGGCTGGCTGATGTACCGGCGGAGCAGCTGGCCGGGCGCAGCGTGCGTCTGCATCACTATGAAAATGCGGTGTGGTGCTGGGCGCGCGCGGTGTTGAACGAGCGTTATCAGGACTTTGACGCCACCGCTGCCGCTGCCAAGCGCGGGGAAGAGCTGGAAGACGCAACCGGCGATCTGTGGCGCGACGCTCGCTGGGCCATTAGCCGCGTACAGAACGCGCCGCACTGCACTGTTGAGCTGATCTGATGAAGGTGCGCGCGCAGCAGTACGACACGGTGGACGAAATCTGCTGGCGTCACTACGGGCGCACGCAGGGCATGACGGAGCAGGTATTGCAGGCCAATCCGGGGCTGGCGGAGCACGGCCCCATTTTACCGCACGGGCTGGAGGTGGAGCTGCCGGACGTGACGGCGGCAGCCACCGTGCAGGCCGTCCAGCTTTGGGACTGAATCATGTGGGAAAAAATCAGCACCGGGATCGTCTGGTTCATCGCGCTGGCAATGGCGTGGCTGGGCGACCTGTCGCTAAAAGATGTTTCAACTGTGGCCGGTGTAATCATCGGCCTGCTGATGGCAATCATCAGCTGGTACTACAAGCGCAAAACCTATCAGCTGCTGGCCGCTGGGCGCATCACCCGGGAGGAATATGAATCTGCAAACCGTTAAGCGCTGCACCGTCGGCATGGTGCTGGTTATCGCCGCGACGATGCCGGGTTTCCAGCAGCTGCACACCTCCGTCGAGGGGCTGAAGCTGATCGCCGATTATGAGGGCTGCCGCCTGAAGCCGTACCTGTGCGATGCGGGAAAATGGACCGACGGCATAGGCAACACCGTCGGCGTGGTACCGGGCCGGACCATCACCGAGCGGCAGGCGGCGGGCAACTTCATCACCAACGTGTTACGCGTTGA